CGACGGATACGACCACTCTGCGTCTCTCGCGTGGAAGGCCGCGCAGAGGTCGAATGGTGTCCCGCCGTCGGCGGGCCGGATCGTCTGCGATCGCGAGGGGTGCACCTCGTGCCTCGCGATCTACGGTGACGTGGCGGGCGTCGACGTCAAGTACGCCGAGCGTCAAGCAGAGGCGCTCGGCTGGCGCGTGACGCCCGGGTCGGCGCGCAACTATCACCACTGCCCGAGGTGCGCAGCGTGAGCGAGAGATTCAATGGCCCCGACTTCGGCGCACGGATTCCGTTCACTGGTCCGCACGGACCGACGGGGCCGACGGCGCTCGCTCTGCCCGCGTACAAGGACGCCTTGGTCGAGATGCTGTGCTTCAACAACGCCGAACGCGACGAGATCGCGCGGCGTCTCACGCCGGAGGAGCGGCTGCGCGTCGTGTGGAACGTGCCCTTTCACTGGCCACCGACGGAGTGCTTGCCGTGACCTACTGGTCCCGCAAGCTCGCGCTCGCCCCGCTGGGACGGTGCCTCTACCCGGGCTGCGCCGCCGCGGCCTGCGAGGACGCGTTGCTGTGCGCATCGCATCGAGCCGAGAGCGCGGCGCGCAAGCGACGCTCGGCCCGCGCCGTGCGCTCCCTCCGCCGCGCCGCGGGGCTCTGCGCGGTGTGCGCCGCGCCGAGCGCGTGCTACCGCTGCGCCGTGTGTCGGCCGCAGCGCGCCAGGCTAGTCGCCGCCGCGCAGGTGCTGGATCAGGTCGTCGGAGAAGTGGTGCTTGATCCACTGCCCGAGCGACACGTGCGAGATCCCGACGAGTCGAGCCGCGCCGCTGCACGACCCTGCGGCGCGTAGTGCGAGCGCACGGAGCGCGAGCGCGTCCACGTCGTGGATCGTCGTCGCGCCGAGCGCCGACGTGGTGGTAGCGGCGGCGACGGCTCCGACCAGTAGCTCGAGCGCTTGTCCGGTCGCCGGACCGTCGTTGTCTACACTCGACGAGATCGTGGCGTCACGTCGTGCACCTGGATCAGGGTGGGGATCAGGCGCGCGCGACTTGACCTTCGTGCGTGACCCGATGGATGGCCACGCCTCGCAACCGCACCCGTGAACCCGCCGAGCAACGTCGCGCCGCCTCGCGCGCGGCGGGCCGGTGCGTGCGGTGCGGCGAGGCGAGCGACACCTGGCGCTGCACCGCCTGCACGCGCGAGATCGAGGCACGCACCGATCGCTACCGCGGTCGGGCGCGGCGGGGCGCGCCGTCGAAGATCGACGCCTCGCTCGTCGATCTTCGCTACGCGAGCGAGTCGCTGCTCGCGGGCTTCGCGGCCGTCCGCGACTTCGCCGCCGCCGCCGCGTCGAGCCCGATCGCGGCGCGCGATCGAGAGCGCGTGCTCGCCGAGCCGATGCACCAGATCGACCTCGCCCGGCGCTTCCTCGCGCGCGTGCTTCGCGATCACCGCCGTGCGCTGCGTGACGCCCGCCGCCCCACGGCCCCGCGCCGGGACCCGCAGCTCGCGTTCGTCTTTGCCCGAGGAGGAGCCTGATGGTGCGTCGCTACGATCGCAAGCCCGGCGACTGCCTGCGCCACAGCAAGGTGATGGCGCGCGTCGAGCGGATCGTCGACTGGCTGTGCGATCCGAAGCTGGTCGACGCGGAGGACCTCCTCGATCCGAGCAACCTCACGCGCAAGATCCGCGAGACGTTCGGCGTGGGGCGCCGCTCCAGCTACCACGACGCGCGCCACGCCTGGACGCTGCTCTCGGACATGCGCGCCGAGGAGCGCGAGCTGCGGCGCCGCCGCGCCGTCGCGGAGTGGGAGCGCCGTGAGCGCCGCGCCGATGCTGCGGGCGAGCTCCAGGCGGCCAACTTCGCGCTCGATCGCAAGCACCGCCTCGAGGGGCTCTACCCCGCCGCGAAGCTCGAGGTGAGCGGCGGGATCGCGGTCGTGGGTCAGATCGACGTGCGCATCGACGCGCTGATCGGCGTGCTCGATGACGCCGGGCGGGCCGCGCTCGCGATCGTCACGGAGCAGCTCGAGCGCGCGCGCGTCGCCGGGATGCTGCCGGCACCGAGCGACGAACCCGACGCCGCCGACGAGACCGAGCGCGACGAGGACCCGCCGGCCGACGCGCCGCCGAAAAAAGTGAAGTACCGACCGCGCAAGCCGAAGCCTGAGGCGGTCGTGGACGAGGCGCCGCCACCGCGCCGCCGTCGAAAGAAGGAGACGACGCCCCCGCCATGAGTCCTACGATCCGCGAAGCGCGCCGCGCCTCCTCGGCGCTCCTGCTGCTCACCGTCGCCGCGCTGGCCGCGGGCACCGGCACCGCGCTCTCGCCCCGCGCCGCCGCGCTTGCAGCACCCACCGCCGCGCTCGAGCTCGCCACGGGCACCGCGCTCGAGCTCGTGGCGCTGCACCGCGACGTGCTCGGTGCGCTCCGGCTGCTGCTCGGGTCACCGCAGCGCACGAACCTCCGCGACGCGAAGGCACGCGCCGAGGCGAGCCTGCTCGACTTCGTCGAGCTGTTCTGGGGCGTGATCGATCCGGGCACACCGTTCTCCCGCGGCAAGGTGCAGGAGGCGATCGCGCTCCACCTCGAGGCGATCCACCACGACCGGATCCAGAACTTCCTCGGGAACGTTCCCCCAGGATCGACGAAAACGTACCTGACGTGCGTGTTCTTCCCGGCGTGGGAGTGGGGGCCGCGGAACCGTCCCGACCTCCGGTACATGACGTGGAGCTACAGCGCGCAGCTCACCGAGGAGGCGAACGAGAAGTGCCGCAAGGTGATCCGCTCCGAGCTCTATCAACGCTTCTGGGGCGATCGTTTCCAGCTCGACGAGTCGTCGGACTCCAAGACGTACTACGCGAACAACAAGGGAGGTTGGCGGCGCTCGTCGTCGATCGGCGGTGCGTCCACCGGCTTCCGCGCCGATCGCCTGATCTGGGACGACCCGCACAACGTGCGCGACGCGTACGGGTCCGACGCCTCGGCGAAGCTCCTGGAGGCGCAGCGCTGGTTCGCGATGGCCCTGCCGACGCGCGTCCGCAACGCCGGAGGCGGGCTGGCCGAGATCAGCGTCCCGTTCTGGGTGAGGGCGGCGCACGGCACGGGGCTCGATCCGGATCCTGACGATCAGCGCCCCGTCGTGCGGAGCGCGACGATCGGGATCATGCAGCGCGTGCATCCGCACGACCTCAGCGCGATCGTCTTGCGCAACCCCGCGCTTGACTACGAGGTGCTGCTGATCGAGATGCGCTACCAGGGAGACGCGCACCCGGTGCGGCGCCTGCCGACCTGGCGCCCGTCGAGGATCGGCTATCAGGACTGGCGCACGACGCCGGGCGAGCTTGCCGATCCGGTGCGCTACGACGCCGAGTCGCTCGCGCGGCTCGAGGCGCAGATGCTCGAGCTCGGCGGCAGCGACGCGATCCTCGCGCAGCTCGAGCAGTCGCCGAAGGTCGGCACCGGGTCGAAGTTCCTGCTCGAGTGGCTGCCCGTGATCCAACCGCACGAGGTGCCGGCCGACGTTCCGCTCGGGCACCGCGGCTGGGATTGGGCAAGCGGGGAGGGTGCCACCGCGGACCGCACCGCCGATGCGCGCGTTGCGCGCTCGCCGACGACGCGGAAGTTCTTCCTCTGGGACACGCACGCGATGCGGGGCGGTCCTGGTGCCGTGGACGCGTTCGTGCGTCGGCGCCACGCCGAGGATCCCCCGTCGCTCCACTGGTCGATCCCGCGAGATCCGGGCGCTACGGGCCGGCTGTTCGCGTCCTACGTCGTCGGCGAGCTCGCGGTCGGCCGCTACGTGACGAGCTCGGCCGAGACGCAAAGCAAGCAGGCGCGCGCCGACCCCTTGGCGGCGCAGGCCGAGCACGGCAACTTCGTGATCGTCGCGCATCCGGGCTGGGAGCTCGCGCGCGCCGAGCTCGTCGACTTTCCGTTTGGCAAGCACGACGATCTCGTGGATGCGATCACCCGCGCCTTCGCGGCGTGCATCGCCGATCGCGTCGACGATCCCGGCACGCTCGGCGCGATCGTCGTGGGGCCCGACATCAACGCCGACGCCGCGGCCCGGTCGGATCTGGACGAGCCGCGGCTGCCGGGCCTCGGCTGATCTAGACCACCGCCGACGCGCCGACGAGCCTCGGCGCGATGGGCCTGCTCAAGTCACTCGTCGGCTGGTTCTCCTCGACGCCGCCGGCAGAGCCCGCGCCGACGAAGCCTGAGGGCAGCGACGGCGTGTCGTCGTTCGGCGGGCTGTACTTCGGCGGCGGGCAGGAGCGGCATCCCGCGCTGGCCGGCGCGCAGAAGTGGACCACGTACGACAACGCCGTGGCCACGCACCTCACCGTCGCGGCGATGGCGCGCGTGTGGGGCGCGCTGCTCGCCGGAACGAAGTGGTGCGTCGAGGAGTCGCCCCGCGGGGGCCGGCGCGCGGTGCAGGCGACGGATCTGGTCCGCGAGGGCCTGATCGATGCGCGCATGGATCTGCCGTGGGGGCAGGTCGTCGCGAAGGCGGGCTTCGGCGCGAAGTTCCGCGGCTTCGCGATCTTCGAGCAGGTGCTGCGCCGCCGCAGCGACGGACGTCTCGTCACGGCGCGCCTCGATCACCGCCCGCAGCACACGATCGCGCGCTGGGACAAGCCCGACGAGCATTCGCCTTGGCGCGGCGCCTGGCAGGAGACGAGCGGCGGTGGTGCGTTCTATTTGCATCGCGAGCGGCTGCTATACGTCGTCGACAGCCTGCTCGGCGACACCCCCGATGGCGTGGGCGTGCTGCGCCACCTCGTCGAGCCCGTCGAGCGATACCGGCGCTTCGATCAGCTCGAGGGCTGGGGTTTCGAGTTCAGCCTCCACGGGATCCCTGTCGCGCGCGTTCCGATCGCGTCGCTCGTCGAGCAGGCGGCGCAGGATCTCGGCTGCGATCGTCGCGACAAGCGCGTCGAGAGCTACGTGCGCGCGCGGATCCAGTCCGTGCTCGACTTCGCCTCGAACCACGCCCGCAACCCCGAGCTCGCGCTGACGCTCGACTCGGCGCCGTACCTCGGCACCGACGAGAAGCGCTCCGTGTCGTCGGTGCCGAAGTGGGACTTCCAGTTGCTGACCTCCGCCGCGCATGGCCAGCGCGAGGTGCGCAGCGCGATGGAGGCACGCGATCGTGCGATCGCGCGCCTCCTCGGCGCGGAGTGGCTGCTGATGGGCGACGGCGAGGGTGCGCGCAGCGTGCACGTCGACAAGACGACGATGTTCGGCGCGATCCTCAACGGTACGCTCGAGGCGATCGGCGCGGCCGCGACCGCCGGCCCCGCGGCGCGGATCTGCCGGCTCAACGGGCTCGATCCCGACGACTACTGCCCGCGCGTCTACCCCGAGCCGCCCTCGGCGCAGACCGTGCTCGAGGCGTGCGAGGCGCTCGCGGCGATGGCGCGCGCGGGCGTGACGCTCGGCCCCGACGATCGCGAGACGATCGGCAACGCGCTGCTCGAGCGGCTCCGCCTGCCCAAGCTCGCCGAGCTGCCCGACGAGATCGAGCTGCCGCGCGCGCCGGTGCCCGGCACACCGCCCGATCCGGCGAAGGGAGAGCAGGACGTGCAGCTCGACGACGAGGAACCACCCGCGGTGCCGCCGCAGAAGAGGAGCAAGCGATGACGTACTCGGTGCAGCTCAGCGGTGCGAGCGCGGCCGTCGAGGTCTACGGCGGACTCGCGGCGTGCGACGACTACCTGCTCGCCGCCGTCGGTAAGGGCGCCGCGCGGTACCGTGCGCTCTCTGCGGGCGGCGACGAGCGCAAGCGGCTGCTCGTCGCAGCGACGCGATGGATCGACGCGCTCAGCTTCGCGGGGTCCGCGACCTACGCGGCCGGGACGACGCTCGCGGTCCCGCGCAGCGACGTGACGCTCCCCGACGGGTCCACGATGACGGCGCTGGAGCAGCTCCAGCGCGTCGCGCGCGCGACCTTCGAGGCGGTGGCCGCACTCGCCGTCGATGCAGACGCCGCCAGCAAGCTCGACACGGGGTCGAACATCAAGAGCGTCGGCGGCGAAGGCGCCCCCACGGTCGAGTTCTGGCGGCCGACCTCCGCCGCCGACGGGACCGCGCCCGTGCTGCCGATCGGGATCACGCGCGCGCTCGGGCCGCTCCTCGGGGGCAGCGTCGCCACGGCCAGCGGCGTGAGCGGCGGCGCCTACGCAGGAGGCACGAGCCGCGCGTCCTCGTTCGACGACTGCGACGCGCACGACCGGACGGGGCCCTTCTGATGGGGCTGATCACGGACGGCACGCTCGCGGATCTCGTCGGCGACAGCCTCGCGCCGTTCGTCGACGAGGAGGTCGTGTTGATCAAGGTCACGACCGGCGCCCGCGGCCCGATCGCGAGCGCCGGCACGACCACGACCGAGACGAGCCACGTCGTCGCGGGCTGGATCGCCAGCTTCGACGCGCGCGAGGTCGCCGCCCTGGCCGAGCGAGGCACGATCGTGCGCGCGCGCGATGCGCGGATCTCGATCCTCGGCAGCACGCTGCCCGCGGGCGTCACGCCGGCCCCGGCCGACAAGATCACGCTCGGCGGCGTGACGTACCGGATCGTCGGCGACGCGGGATCGCAGGGCGGCGGGCTCGGCGTGCAGACCGACGCGGCGCGCGCCGTCTATGTCTGCCACGTGAGGGCCTGAGGACGTGAGCGACGACGAGATCGAGCGGGTCCTCGATGCCGTCGAGCGCGAGCTTGGCGTGGAGTGGCGCGACGCCGCGCGCTGGATCGTCGCGCAGAACCCGCCGGGCGAGCTCGCCGATCGGATCGCCACGAGCTCTGCGCCCGCCGCGATCCTGCTCGGGATCGAGGACGCCGCGGCGCGGGTGGCGTCCCGGGTCGTGGCGGGCTACGGGCGCGGCGCCGAGGCCGCGGCGGCCTGGCTCGACGCGCAGATCGGCGATCGGCTGATCAGCTACGACGCCGGCAACGCCCGGGCCGCGGCGTGGGTGCGCCGCACCGCGCTCGAGCTCCGCGGCGGGATCACGTCGGAGGCGCGGGAGGTCGTGCGCGTCGTGCTGCTCCACGGCGTGGCCCGCGGCGAGAACCCGGTCTCGATCGCACGCGACCTCCACGACACGATCGGCCTGACGCCCACGCAGGCCGGCCACGTGCTCACTTACCGTCGCGCGCTCGAGGAGGGTGACGCCGCCGCCGCACTCGCGCGCGACCTGCGCGATCGCCGCTACGACCGAGCGCTCCGTCGCGCCGCGGCGGCGGGCGAGGCGCTCTCGTCGTCGAAGATCGACGAGATGGTCGCGCGCTACCACGAGCGCTACGTCGCGTTTCGCGCGCGCACGATCGCGCGCACCGAGGCGTTGGCCGCCGTGCACCAGGGCGCCGACGAGGGGCTCCAGCAAGCCGTGGACGCCGGCGGGGTCGACGCTGCACGGCTCGTCCACACCTGGCTCGCGACGCCGGGCGCGCGCACGCGCGACACGCACGCGGAGATGTCCGGGCAGGAGCGCGGTCACGGCGAGCCGTTCGCGTCGCCCAGCGGCGCGCTGCTGCGCTTCCCGGGCGATCCGCTCGCGCCGATCGAGGAGCGGGCCAACTGCCGCTGCAAGCGCACGACGCGGCTGCGCCTTGCGTAGCCCTACGGCGTGCAGGGCCAGAACGGGCGACCCGGCAGCCCGGGGCAGAGCGGCTCGTCGTAGCGATCGTCGTGCAGCTCGATGCACTCGAGGTAGCCGAAGGCGGTGTGGCAGCACGCGTACGGACCGTCGAGGTAGCAGGCGATCTCTGGCTGCGGGATCCCCCAGTGCGCGCAGTCCTGCGTCCACAGGATCGGCGTGAAGCAGCTCGGCGGCGGCGCGTCGGGGAGCTCGTCGGCGTCGCCGGGCGAGCCGCACCCGTCGTCGTAGTCGCACGGCTCGGGGTCGCCCTCGCCGGGCGGCAGCGCGACGGCGACGGAGGAGACGACGAGAAGGATCGTGATCGCGAGGAGGGAACGCATCCCGCTCGTCTCGCGCGCAGTGCCGCGGCGGGCGAATCGACCTCCGCCGTAGCGGGCGCCACCGTCGCGCCATGGCCGCCCCCAAGCCCAAGCACAAGCTCCAGCTCGCGAAGCTCTCGTTCGTCTCCGTCGTCGACGTCCCCGCGCAGGAGCACGCGACGACGCTGCTGATCAAGCGCGGCGTCAACGGCGCGGCCGAGGCGAGCGGGTCGACCGTCGCGCGCGTCGTGAAGGTCGACGACGAGATCGGCGTGGCGTTCTTCTGGGCGTTCACGTCCACCGTGAACGGCGAGCCGTACTACGACCTCCACGGCGATCACATCGTCGAGACCGACGTCGTGAAGGTCTGCGCCGACTTCATGTCGACGTGTCGCGCCTCCGACGAGATGCACGACGGCGACGCGACGGGGACCGTGGTCTTCGGCATGCCGATGACCGCGGAGATCGCGAAGGCGTTCGGCTTCGACACCGGCGGCAAGTCGGGGTTCATGGTCGGGATCAAGCCCGCGCCCGACGTGCTCGCGAAGATCAAGAGCGGCGAGTACACGGGGGTCTCGATCGAGGGACTCGGATGGCGCGCACCCGCTCCGTCGACGAAGACGGCGGCGTCGTCGGCGAGCGGCGAAGCGCGCGCGAGCAACGCCGCGCTCGTCGCCGCGCACGTCGGCAAGACCGCGGCGCTGACGTCGGCTGTGCAGGGTCACACGCACATCGTCTACGGGATCGACGACGCGGCGAGCGGGTTCACGAGCTCGGAGAACCTGCCGGGCGTCGAAGAGGGCGGCTGGCACAGCCACCCGTGGATCCGCGACGGCGGGGTCGTCGTGATCGGCGAGGTCGCGAACCACACGCACGAGATCGCGCAGACCAGCGCCGCGGTGTCGTCGCGGCTCGTCGTGACGGCGAATTCGACCACCGCTCAGCCGACCTCGAAGGTCGCGAGCATGGACGAAATCGCCAGCCTCAAGAAGCAGCTCGCCGCCGCGCTCGCGCTGGCGAGCATGACCGACGCCCAGAAGGCGCACCGCGCCACCCTCACCGGGGCCACCGTCGACGTGTTCGACGCGATGACGCCCGCCGATCGCGAGAACGCGGTCGTCGCGGCCAAGGCCGCCGATGCCGTCGTGTACACGACGAGCGACGGTCTCGAGATCCGCAAGAGCCACGGCGAGGTGACGCTGCAGCTCGCGAAGCGGGCCGACGAGGCGACCAAGATCGCCAAGGCGGAGCGCGACGCGCGCGAGGCGGTCGAGCTCGCGAAGCGCGCCGACGCGACGCTCGCGTCCTTCGCGAAGGACGCCCGCGTCCCGCTGCTCCGCGCCGTCGAGGCGATCGCCGACGAGGCGGTGCGCAAGACGGCCGTCGAGGCGCTCAAGGCCGCCGACGCCGCGATCGGCGAGACGATGCGCGCGCACGGCCACAACCCGGGCCACGCGCGCACCGTCGACGGCGCCGACTTCGGCGCCGCGTCCGCGAGCGGCAACGCGGGCGTCGACCTGGCGAACTTCGTCGAGAAGTTTGCCGCCGACAACAAGATCGCCGACGAGAACGAGGCGATGGAGCGCGCGCTCAAGACGTCGGAGGGCAAGCGCCTCTACCAGGCGTACGAGCGCGCGCAGGGCTTCACGTCGTAGCGCAGGAAGGACCAGAGATCATGAGCGCGAACATCGACACCAGCACCATCCCGGTCGGGCTCCCCGCGGCAGCCGACCTTTCGGCGAAGCTCTTCCGCTTCGGCAAGTTCACGTCGAGCGGGATCAACGTCTGCTCCGTCGCGGGCGAGCGCGCCGGCGGCGTGATCGGCGCGCACTACAAGCGCACTCCCGCCGCCGGCGACGCGGTCGATCTCTACATCGATCGCCTGCCGATCGTCGAGGCGGGCGCGGCCTACGCGGCCAACGCGGCGCTGACGACCGACGCACAGGGGCGGGCCGTCACGGCCGGCGCCGGCGACGTCGTCAACGCCTACGCCGTCGACGCCGCCGGTGCCGCCGGCGAGTACCGCCGGATCCGGTTCCCGTCGAGCGCGGCCCCGATCGCGTCGAACGTCGCCGACAACAACGTCGCGCCGGGGACCCCCGTCGTGCACGTGTTCTCGATCGCCGATGCGGCGAGCGCCGACTACGACCTCGTCATCACCGACAAGATCGAGGTGATCGACGTCGTCGCGATGAAGACGTCGACGGCCGGCGGCGCGGCCAACACCGTCACGATCAAGAACGCGTCGACGGCGATCACCGGCGCGCTGTCGCTGAACATCGCCGACACGACCCTCGCGCGCGCGACGACGATCGACGACGCCGCGAGCACGATCGACGCGGGCGGCACGCTGCGCGCGTCGATCGCGAAGGCCGGCGGCAACGCCGCCTGCAAGGTCTTCGTCTACGGGATCAAGCGCGCCTAGGCGCGCCGACGAGGGAGAACGACATGAGCATCCTGCAGAACCTCCGCAAGACGTCGGCGCTCTACGGTCAGCGCTACGTCGATGTCCCGATGACCGGCGTCGCCGTGCGGCGCATGCAGTCGGACGCCCGGTTCATCGCGACGACGATGGTGCCGCGGCTGCCCGTCCTCAAGCCGAGCGGCACGTACCCGGTCTTCTCGATCGCGGACATCAACCGCGACGAGATGCAGGTGCGCGGCCCCGAGTCGCGGCCCGCGAAGGCCGGGTGGCGGCACTCGTACCAGACCTACTCGACGGACGCGCGCTCGCTCGCGTACGATCTGAACGACGCCGAGGCCGCGGCCAGCGACGTCGAGATCGATCCGTCGGAGATGATCCCGTCGCTCCTCGCCTACAAGGCGCTGCTCCACCTCGAGCGGCGCATGGCGGCGAAGCTGTTCGTCGCGGGCAACTGGTATCGGGTCGTCACGGGCGCGAGCTCCGACACGACCGGATCCGCCACGGCGAAGAACCGGCTCTACGTCGACAACGCGTCGGCGGATCCGATCGAGGCGTTCACCGACGAGATCCGGATCCTCTCGCTGCTCACCGGCGCCGACCCGTCGCAGATGGGGATCGCGTTCGGCAACCGCCTCGCGCACAAGCTGCGCAACTCGGCAAAGGTGAAGTCGCAGATCGTCGGCCTCGCCGGCGGCGCGATCGGCAATGCCATCGTCGGGATGGCGCGGCAGGCGAGCATGGACGAGATCGCGCGGCTCCTCGGCATCGCGTGGTGCGGAGCGAGCTCCGCCGTCTACAACAGCGCGGCGAAGACCAGCGATCAGAGCGTGTACACCAACACGCCGATCGTTCCGGCCGACGACGCGCTGCTGTTCGTGAACCCGTCGATCGGCCAGACCGACGCGGTGGCGGCGATGACGCGCTCGACGCCGCAGCCGCCGGCGTTCTGTCGCCCCGTCTGGACGGCCGCCGTCGCCGACGGTGTCAGCGTGCGGCGCGTGCGCGACGAGCTCGCGGGTCCGCTCGGCTCGTGGACGCACGTGGTCGACGTGTTCCAGGGCTTCGAGATCGTGACGCCCACCTGCGGCACGTACTTCTCGGGTCTGGTCACGCCGTGACCCCGAGCGGCGCCGCGCGCGCTCCGTTCGACGCCGGCGCGCGCGTGGTCGTCGCGTGCGAGGCGCTGCCCGTCGGCCCGCACAAGCTCGTGCGCGGCGATGTGGTCCCGTGGCGCGAGTGCGGGCTGTCCGAGTACGACCTCCTGCAGCTCTGGGTGGCCTGTCAGATCGACACGCTGCCCACGACCACCGCGACCGCGCGGGCCGGCAAGCGCCGCTGACCTTGACCGCCGCTCCGCGCCGACCGACCGTCGAGCGCGTGAGCAGCCAGGGCGATCAGCTTCGCGCGCGGCTCGGCCGCGAGTTCGCGCGCGTGCGCAACGCGCTCGCGCTCGAGATCGCCGCGAACATCGACGAGCGCATGCCGGTCGACACCGGGTGGGCGCGCGCCAACACGATCCCGTCGCTCAGCGCGCCCGCGCCGGTGCAGGACGGCGACGACGTCGGCAGCGCGGAGGCCGCAAAGGCGGTGGGCGCCGCCACGCTGATCGCGAGCGCGGACGCGACGGCCGACGCGTACGTGACCAACCACGTGCGCTACGTCGCGCGCCTGAATCGCGGGCACAGCCCGCAGGCTCCGGCGAACTTCCTCGAGGACGCCGCCGACGCCGCGATCGCCACGGTCGCGGCCGCGGTGGCCGTGCGCGAGGTCGTGCTGTGACCGAGGCCGACGCCGTCGAGGCGATCGCGGACCGCTGGCGCACGACGTGGCCGACGCTCGCCCCCGCCGTGCCGTACGCGTTCGGGGGCGAGATCTACGCGCCGCCCGAGTCCGCGGCGAGCTGGGCGCACGTCGCCACGGGGCCGATCCAGCGCCAGCTCGCGACGCTCGGCCCCGCGGGCAGCCGCCGCGTGACCTGCACCGGCGTGGTCGTCGTGACGCTGTTCAGGGCGCTCGGCGAGGGCGACGCGGCGCTCCTGGTGCTCGCAGGGCACGCGCGCGCCGTGCTCGAGCTGCGGACGCTGCTCCCCGCCGCGGGCGGGGCCGTGCACCTGCGCGCGAGCTCGAGCGCGCCGGGTCGCCGCGACGCGTGGGCGATCCGCGCCGTGACGGTGCCGTTCTGGTTCGAGGATCGCGCGTAGCGCCTCGCGTAGCGATTCGACCGCCGCCGCGCCGATCGCGATCGTCGGCCCCATGTTCAGCGCTGCCGTCAACACCGAGTCTCTGGGGCTCTCGAGCGTCGTCGAGGCCACCGCCGGCGTGAGCCCGACGAGCGGCTGGAGCGAGGAGCTTCCGAATCAGGGTGGGCTCGACGGCATGACCGCGAGCCTGTCGAGCGTCGCGGCCAACCCGATCTCGCCTCGCCGCGCGCGTCGCCTCGGCGCGATCGTGGGGCTCGAGGCGTCGCCGTCGTTCACGAGCGATCTGTCGCTGTACTTCACGGAGCGGCACGCGCCCTCGATCTTCGCGAGCGCGCTCAAGGCGCCCGGCGGCAAGTTGTGGAAGTACACGCCGAGCGCCGTCACGTCGACGGGATACACCGTCGCCGCCAGCGGCGATCTGGCCAACGGGCTGCTCGTGTGGGCGGACGGCTTCGCCACGGCGGCGAACAACGGCCTCAAGGTGCTCGCGGGAACGAGCACCACGACCGAGATCAAGACCACGGGGCTCACCGCCGAGGCGTCGCCGCCGGCGGGCGCCGCGCTCTACGTCGTCGGCGTCCAGGGCGGCGCCGCCGACATCGTGGTCAACGCCGGCGGCAACCTGGGATCGACGACGCTGAACTTCACGACGCTCGGGCTCACGGTCGGATCGTGGATCTGGCTCGGCGGCGGCACGGCCGCGTCGCCCGGCGCGCTCGGCTTCGCGACGGCCGCGGATCGCGGCTTCGCGCGCGTCACCTCCGTCGCCGCGAACCTGCTCACCGTCGATCGGCGCTCGCAGGCGTGGACCGCCGACACGGGCACGGGCAAGACGATCCAGATCTTTTTCGGCGCGTTCTGTCGGCACGTGCCGTCGATCAGCGCCGACTACCTCGAGCGCACCTACTCGCTCGAGCTCGCGCAGGTGCGCCCCGGGTCGTCGACGCTCTACACGATGGCCACCGGCTGCGCGCTGAACACCGCGACGATCAGCGCCGCGGATCAGGACAAGGTGACCGTGCAGTGCGAGTTCGTCGGCGCCGACATCTCGGCGCCGTCGACGTCGCGCGCGACGGGGCCCAGCACGGCGAGCGCCGCGAAGCGCGCGGCGATCATGCCGACGTCCGATCAGGTGCGGCGCCTGCGGATCGCGAACTACGCCGACGAGACCGGCATCTCGACGGACGTGATCGACTGGACCCTGACGATCACGAACAACGTGCAGCCGCAGACGCAGCAGGGCACGCGCGGCGCGGCGCGGCTCGTGTTCGGAAAGTTCATGGCCGACCTCGAGGCCACCGTGGTCTTCACCGACGAGAAGCCGCTCGCGGCGATCCGCAACAACGCAACGAGCGCGTTCGATGTCGCGCTCAGCTCGGAGACCGGCGCGGTGCTGCTGTTCGATATGCCCGCGTTCAAGCTGCGCGACGGCGCGCTCGACGCCGGCGAGAACACGAACGTCAAGATCGCGCTGTCCACCGAGGCCGCGGCCGACGAGACGTACGGCTACGAGGCCGGGCTGACGCAGTTCGCGTACCTCCCCGCGAACTGATCGCCACGCTGTCGAGGGCGACCGGAGACGCCCCGGTCGTTGGGTCACCGCGCGCCGGCCGCGGCCCTCACCGCCGGCCCCGTAAGGGTTTCGACCGCCGCCGACGCGGCCGCGATCGTCGTCGCCATGGCGTTCACGATCGCTCCGCGGCCGGCCCGGCCGTTCACGTTCCACGGCATCTCGTTCCACCCCGACGGCCACACGCCGCCGGTGCTGTGGTGTCGGCACTTCGGCGCCTCGACGAGCGGCGTGCGCGCCGCGTCGCTGCGCACGAGCGCGCGGCTCGCGACGGAGTTCGGCTCCGACCTCGCCGCGATCGGTCCCGATCGCCAGGTCGACTACGCGCTCACCGCCGAGCGCGAGACGCTGCGGACGATCGCGGAGACGAGCGTCGTGCGGTGGGAGCACGTCTACCACGACGGCGATCACGAGCCTGCGGCGTGCGTGCCGGCCGCGGTCGCCGAGCTGCTGCTCGCGCTGCACGAGCAGCGCACCGACCTGGCCGACGAGTTCCGGCGCTGGATCGCCGATCCGGCGAACTTCGCCGACGCGACGACGAGCGCACCGCCGGCCGGTGGCGCCGCCGACGGAGCCGCGCTGGGAAAAGCGTAGCCTCCTGGATCGTGTGGCAGCGTCGCGCTGTGGTGGTGCGGCGATCGATCGAGGAGGGCGCGCGCAAGGGCCGACCGCCGACCGCGGAACAGCGCGCGATCCTCGCCGAGGAGCCGCGCCTCGGGCCGTTCGCGGGCGTCGTGCTCGAGCTCGCGATCCGCGCGCTCAACGATCTCGACACCTGCCGGCCCGTCGGCATGGTCGTCGGCAAGATCCCATGGACCGCGATCGTCGCGTGGGTGGAGCACCACGCGCGCGCGGATCTGGACGACGACGCGCGCGCGATCCTGATCGACGTGATCCGCAGCGTCGACGACGCCGAGCACGCCGAGGCGACGCGGAAGTCGGAGGCCGCGAGTAAGCCGCGGCGCGCGCCGCAGCCCGCACGAGGAGGACGTCGATGAGCTTCACGATCAGGATCACGGGCGACACGCGCAGCGCCGAGACGGGCGTCGAGCGCCTCGTCGGCAAGCTCGAGGCCGCCGAGACCGCGGGCGCCCGGGTCGGCAGCGGGATCGAACTCGGCGCGACGCGGGGCCGCGACGCGCTCGGGCGCTTCGCCTCGGACGCGAATCGCGCGACCGTCGCGCTCGACGCGCTCGCCAGGGCTTCCGGCGCCGCGTCGCGCGGGGCCACGGGGCTCGAGCGCTTCGGCACCGTGGGCCGCTACACCGCCGACACGCTCGGGCAGGTCGCCGCGGCGTCGTTCCGCGGCGCGAGCGCGCTCGCGGTCCTCTGGGGCAACGCCGCCGGCGCCGCGACGGAGCACGGGCGCCTCGTCAGCGGGCTCGGCCGCGCCGGGCTCGCGTTCGAGGGCGTCGCGGCCGCGATCCAGCGCGAGCAGGCGATGCTCGAGGCGATCCGCGGTCCCACGCAGCGCTTCACCGCCGACCTCGAGACGCTCAACAGCCTCGCACGTCGCGGCGCGATCACGCTCGAGGAGTACCGCGCGCAGGCGTCGAAGCTCAGCTCCGAGCTCGCGCGCAGCAAGGGAGGTCCCGCGGGCGGTGGTGGCGGTGGTGGCGGCGGCGGCATGAACCTGCTCGCCGCGGGCAAGGGTGCGCTGCTGAGCGCCGCGGCGGCGTACGGCGCGCGCGAGGTGCTCGACGCCGCCAACGCCTACCAGGAGATGCAGAACAAGCTCCGCGCCGTCGCGAGCGAAGGCGAGAGCGTGTCGGCGACGTTCGGTCGGATGCGCGACATCGCGACCGCGACCCGCTCCTCCGTCGAGGCCACGACGAGCGCCTACGTTCGCTTCCGCGCCGCGACGCGCGAAATGAGCCTGAGCTCCGCCGAGCTCGACGCGCTGACGACGCGTGTGAACAAGTCGGTGCAGCTCAGCGGCCCGAGCGCGAGCGAGGCGAGCGCGGGTGTGATGCAGCTTGGGCAGGCGCTCTCGTCGGGGCGGCTGCAGGGCGACGAGTTCCGATCGATCATGGAGAACCTGCCCTACGTCGCGCAGGTGCTCACGCAGGCCCTCGGCGTCACGCGCGGCAAGCTGCGCGAGATGTCCTCGGAGGGCAAGCTGACGGCGAGCGTCGTCGTCGGTGCGTTTCAGAAGATGGGCGCCTCGATCGATCGCGACTTCGCGAAGACGGTGCCGACGCTCGGCCAGCAATGGACGATGCTCAAGGACCAGATCACCGTCGCGATCGGAAAGCTGTTCGAGTCGACGGGGCTGTTCAAAACGATCGGCATGGCTCTCGACACGCTCTCGTTCGCGCTCGAGTTCGTCGGGCACGCGTTCGATGCGGCGCGCGTGCTGTCCGACGGTCTGCGCGAGGCCCTGGGTCCTCTCGGCGAGGCGATCCTTTACATCACCAACCCGCTCGGCTTGCTCAAGGACGCGCTCGGGTGGCTCGCCGACGCGGGCACCGCGATCGGCGAGTACGCGCGCGACAGCGGGATGTTCACGTCGTCGTCGTTGTTGATGGCGAAAGCGATCGGTGACGTCGAGGACGGCGCGACGGATCTGACGTCGCAGTTGCGCGCGATGCAGGCGCAGGCCGAGGCGACGTTCGATCCCGAGAAGGCATCCAAGCTCGCCGCCGAGATGAGCGAGCTCAAGGCGATCAACGAGGGGCTCGGCTACTCGTGGACGAGGTTCGACGCCGCGCGGTACCTCGCGGCGAAGCGCGTCGCCGACGAGCAGGAGCGGATCGCCAAGCTCCAGGAGACGGCGCGGTTCGCCGCGGAGGCGGGGATCGAACTGCCGAAGTTCGATCAGCAGCAGTACCTCGCCGGCTTCCAGACGCGCAACGCGATTCTCGACAGCGTCGGGTTCGACGTCGGCAAGCGCTTCGAGGGGTGGGTCGATCAGACGGGGCAGCTCCAGACCGCCATCGAGAAGATCAACGCGGACCGCGCCGCAAAGAAGTTCGAGGAGGCCGCGCGGCGCGGCGCCGAGGCTGCGCGCGGATGGCGCGGCATGATCGACGAGAACGAGGAGGCGATCACGAAGCTCAACGTTCGCGAGCGCGAGGCGACGACCGTGATCCGCGATGCGGCGGCGATGCGCGCGCTCGTCTGGCGTCAGGCCGGCGGCGACGCGGCGGCGCGCATCGAGCGCTCGCGCCTCGAACTGAACGCCGAGCGCGCGCTGCGCGACGTGCAGCTCGAGAAGGCGAACTCGGATCGTGACTACGGCGCCGTCGTCGTGCGCGTGCGCAAGGAGGAGTACGAGCGGCGTGATGCCGTCGACGATCTGACGCGCGCGATGAAGCACGGCGACCTTACGGTGCGCGAGTACCTCGAGCAGCTCGGCAAGCTCGGCAAGCCGACCGGTCCCCTGGCCATGGCCGATCAGATCGCCGCGCTGGAAGCCGCGGTCGCGAAGGCGCGAGGCGCACGCGGAGTCTGGCTCGACCCGCCGACGCGCGCCGAGGTCGAGGCGCAGCGGCAGCTCCGCGATTTGAAGATCGAGGCGCAGTACGCCGACAAGGTCGGCGGCGACCTCGCGGTGAAGAACCGCACCGAGCTCGCGCACCGCGCCGATGCGATCGCGGATCTCAAGGCGCAGCTCAAGGACGGCGGCATCACCGCGAAGTTCTTCGCCGAGCAGATGCGGGCGCTCGCCGACTCGTCGCTGCCCACCGTCGACGTGCTCAAGCAGCTTCGCGATCCGCTGCTCACGTACTCGATCACCGTCGGGCAGCTCAACGCGCTGTTCCGCGCCGGGAAGATCGACGCGCAGCAGTACGCGGAGCAGCTCGCGAAGGCCGCGGCGGCCGTGCCGACCCGCACCGGCGAGCTGCCCCGCGGCGCGGGGCTCGTCGGGCCGCGCCGGATGGGTGGCCAGGATCTCGCGATCGGCTACGACGCCGAGCCCGCGGCGGCCGTGGGCAACACGCCGACCGCCGTCGCGCCGACGAGCGGGATCGAGGTGAAGTACCTCGCCGAGACCGACGCGCTGTACCGCCTGATCGAGGCGAAGCGTGCCGAGATCGACGCCACGCGGCTCAACGCAACGGAGCGCCAGCGCGAGCTCGCCGCGATCGAAGCGCGCAACGCGCTGGCGACCGCGGGCGCGCGGATCACCGACGAGAACGTCGCCGCGCTGGTGCGCGAGACCGCCGCGGCCAAGCAGGCCGACGCCGAGCGCAAGGTGCTCGAGGAGGTGCGCGCGCCGCTCTACGACTACGCGCGCGGACTCCAGACCGTGTACCGGCTCCACGCGGACGGACGCCTCACCGCCGCCGAGTACACGGCCGAGGTCGCGCGGCTCAAGCAGGAGCTCGCGAGCGCGAACGAGAAGACGCAGGCGCAGAAGGGCAGCTTCGCAGCGATGCTCGACGAGGTGACGCGCGCGAGCGACGGACTCGCCGGAGTCGTCAGCAACGCGATCGGGTCGATCGAGGATGCGTTCGTTGCGATGGCGACGGGCGCCGAGACGTCGTGGCGGAAGATGATCGACGCGATGATCGCGGACCTGACGCGCCTCATGTTCCGCGAGGGCGTGAACCTGCTGCTCGGCGCGCTCAAGGGCGGTGGTGGTGGCGGCGGCGAGGGGATCGCGAGCGGGATCGCGGCGGTGAACACGATCTTCGACCTGCCGGCGTTCGCGCACGGCGGGTCGTGGATGGTCGGCGGCGCGCCGGGGATCGATCGCAACGTCGTCGCGTTCCGCGCGTCCGCCGGCGAGCGGGTCACCGTCGAGCCGCGCGGCGGACGCTCCCCCGCGGGCGGCGGCGACGGCGGCGGTGCGCCGGTCTCGTTGCGGATCGTCAACGTCTCCGACGAGTCGCGGATGCGCGCGTTCATGGAATCCTCGTCGGAAACCTACGTCCTCAACTCGCTCCGACGTCACGCGCCCGCGCTGCGCGGTCGGCTGACGGGGCGCTGATTCGACCGCCGCTCGACGGTACTCGACGGTCGACGCATGGCCACGTTCGTCAAGTACCAGAGCTGGGTCGGCGCGCTCGGCGTCGGCGGCATGAACCTCAACACCGACACGCTCAAGCTGGCGCTGACCAACACGGCGCCGAACGTGGCGACGCACTCGCAGTTCTCGCAGATCACCGAGATCTCCGCCGGCAACGGCTACCCCGCCGGCGGCGTCGACATCCAGAACACGTACTCGGCGAGCGGCGGCACCGGCACCCTCGCCGCCGTGGACGTCACGTTCACGGCGAGCGGCGGCTCGATCGGGCCGTTCCGCTACGCCGTGATCTACGACGACACGACGGCGACGAAGCACCTGATGGGTTACTACGACTACGGCTCTTCGGTCACCCTCGCGGCGGGCGAGACCTTCACCGTCGACTTCGGCGCTGCCCTCGCGACGCTGACCTAGATCGGACGCCCGCGTGGCGACCACGATCCTCACCGTCTCGTCGAATCCGCAGACGTTCGCCGACGGCGCGTGGCCGCGCGCGACGATGGACGGAGGCGTCTGGCGCTTCCGCTTCACGTTCTCGTCGGCGAGCGGCTCGACGTACGCCGGCTACCATGCGCTGTTCGGCCAGCCGTCGGGCGGCGTCTGGATCGTCGACTCGACGCTGCGCCTGTTCACGACGGCCGACGTCGAGGTGTTCTCGCGCTCGCTGACGTGGGGCGCGGGCGCGACGATCGTCGTGCGGCTCGACATGGCCGCCAAGAGCGGGACGATCAGCGGCGCGACGAGCGGCAACGGCACGTTCACGTGGACGACGAGCGGGCCGTACTTCTCGGCCGGATCCATGACCGCGGGCGGCGTGCCGAGCACGTCGGGCTACACGATCGCCGGCACGTTCGGCCTTGTCGACGACGGCGTCGACGGGATCGCGGCGGACGCGACCAGCTACGCGATCACGGGCGCCGACGCGGCGCTCAAGATCGGACGGCGGGCGACGGCCGACGCGACGAGCTACGCGTGGGCCGGGCAGGACGCGTATCTCGCGGCCGGTGCGCCGCCGCTGCCGACGGGCGTCTATGCGTGGAGCGGCGCCGACGTCGGGCTGCTCGTCGGGCGTCGGCTCGCCGCCGATCCGACGAGCTACGCGTGGAGTGGTGCCGACGCGACGATCGGCCCCGGCGGCGTCCTCGAGTACGTGACGAGCGGGCTCGACTGGCAGCCCTACCCGTACAGCAATCGCAACGCGACGATCACGCTCGACACGCCGTCGAGCGGCGCGCTCGCGATCCTCGGCGTCGGCGGTCGGCTCGCGGACACCTCGGCTGTCTCGGACTCGCGTGGCAACACGTTCTCGGCCCTGCACGCCTACGAGGCCTATGCCGACTTCGGCGGGTCGTGGGGTGTGCGCACCTGGACGATCCGCGGCGCGGGCGGCGCGGCGATGAGCGGTGGAGCCGGGCACCAGTTCCTCGGCACCGTCACGCCCGCCGACGAGCACACGATGGCCGTCGCCGTCGTCGGTGGCGTGCCCGCGGGCGCGCGCATCACGCACGCACTCGCGCAGATCGGCAACACCGGCGCGGGCGGCACCGTGACGAGCGGCAGCGTCACCGTCGACGGCAAGGCGATGCTCGTCGCGTTCTGGTGGGGATCCTCGCCCGTCGTGCCGCCGTTCAGCGGGACGGGCGGCCCCGGCGGCAGCGGCGTCGGCGCGCCGTATACGTCCGTGCCGAGCGCGGGCTGGACGGTGCGCCAGTCAGTGCTCGTGAACTACCAGTACGGCGAGATCCCGATGGTGATGGCCACGCGCGAGGTGAGCGCGGCCGGGACCTACTCGGTCACGTGGAGCCACACGCCGAATCAGGGCGCGATCACGACGATCGTCGCGATCCAGGGACCGCGCTCGATGGTGGCGGATCCGACGAGCTACGCGTGGAGCGGCGCCGACGCGACGCCGCGCCGCGGACTGCGCGTGACGGCCGACGCGACGAGCTACGCGGTCGCAGGCGCCGACGCAACGCTGCGCCTCGGGCGCGGGCTGATCGCGGATCCCGTCGCGTTCGCGTGGACCGGTGCCGCCGCCGGCGCGCTCGCCGCCCGCCGGATCGTGGCGGACGCCGCCGTCGCGACGTGGAGCGGCCAGGACGCCGCGCTGTCCCGCACGCGCGTGCTGATCGCCGACGCGGCGTCGCTCGCGATCGCCGGCTCCGACGCGGGGCTGCGGGCCACACGCACGCTCCCCGCCGCCCACGGTGCCTACGCGTGGAGCGGCGCCGACGCGACGATCTACTCGGGCGCGCGCATCGTGGCCGATCCCGCGAGCTACGCGTGGGGCGGCCTCGACGCGGGACTCCAGATCGCGCGGCGGATCGCCGGCGACGCCGCCGCGATCGCGTGGTCCGGGGCGGACGCCGCGCTCGTCGTGCAGACCGCGTCGAGCACGGTCACGCTCACCGCGGAGCCGGTCGCGTACGCGCTCGCGACCCTCGACGTCGTGCTCCTGCGCAGCCGGCGGCTCGTGGCCGATCCGATCGTCAGTACGTGGACGGGCTACGCCGCCGCGCTCGGCTCGGTGGTGGCGGCTTCGCGCCCGTGGGGCCGCGGCACGATCCTGCTCGCGCCCGCGCTCGGCGCCGTCTCTCTCGCTCCTGCTGTCGCCACCGTGGAGGTCCCCGTGTCCGTGTCCCTCGTCGCCGGCGATCTGGAGCCGGATCTGGTCGTGACCCTGCTCCTCAACGGCGCACCCGTCGCGGGGCTCGCGAGCGCGCAGAGCGTCTCGCTGGTGTGGCGGCGTCCCGACGGTACCGCCGCGACGGTCGCGATGACCGTCGTCGACGCGAGCGCGGCGCAGGTGCGCTACACCTGGGCGAGCGGGGACACCTCGATCGCCGGCACGCACCAGGCGCGCGTGCGCGTCGTGCACGCCGACGGCGATCCGCAGACGTTCCCGAGCGACGGCTCGTGGTTCGCCTGGACGGTCGCGCCGGCGTGATCGTGCGCGTCTCGACCACCGCCGCCGCCGGACGCACGGTGATCGCGTGCTTGCCGCGATCGGCGCGAACCGCTTCCTCCTGACCGCGTCGACGATCGCCGACGGCACGCGCGCCGCGGCGGCGCAGGGCGCGGCGGTGACGCCGGCGCAGAACGCGTACGGCAGCTACGCGCAGGTGCTCGGCGCGCTCGCGTACGACGCCTACGAGCTCGAGGTGTTGATCAACAGCGTCGGCGCCAGCGCCGAGATCCGCGACGCGCTCGTGACGATTGGCTTCGACACGGCCGGCGGCTCGGCGTACGGCGGGCTCGGAGGGATCGCGGGCAACGAGATCAACCACCTCCTCGCGTCCGCCGCGTCGCCGTACCTCTCGAGCGCCGCGAGCGGTGGCGTCGTCTACCGCTTCCCGCTGCGCGTCCCCGCCGGCACGTCGATCGGCGCGAAGGCGAGCGTCAGCGGGACCAACGTCTCCGCGATCCGCGTCGCGGTGCGCGCGCGCTGTCGGCCGACGCGCCCCGATCTGCTGTGGGCCGGGCGCTTCGTGAGGACCTTCGGCGCGGTGCCGGGCTCGTCGTGCGGGACCGCGATCACGCCCGGCTCGACGAGCGAGGGCGCGTGGGTCGCGCTGGGCTTGAGCGTCGAGCGCGATCCGTTGCGCTGGTTCGAGGTCGGCCTCGGCGTCGGCAACGCGGTGATGACGAACACGGTGCACGAGGTCGACGTCGCCGTCGGATCGGCGAGCGCGAAGCAGATCGTGATCGCGAACGCGCCCGTCGTCGAGAACGTCACCGAGACGCTGTCCAAGGCCGCCGCCGGCGCACCGGGCTACGCGGCGATCGGGGACGCGATCTACGTGCGGGCGCAGAGCGGCCCGAACAACGCGGTGTCCGGCGTGACGGCCGCGGTCTACGCCGTCGGCGGCTGACCCTCGACGAGGAGCGCGAGCATGGCGATCACCACCACGGACCTCACCACGACGATCGGTACGACCGAGACGAGTCTCGTCACCGGCAGCGCGTACGCGAGCGGCTCGCCGCAGACCGACAACGCCGTCGTCCAGGTCGTGCTCGACGTGAGCGCGCTCGCGGCGGGCGACGAGTTCTTGATCTCGATCTACGAGCGCGTCCAGGGCGGGACGCAGCGCGCGATCGCGACGTGGCCGATCGCGGGCGCGCAGAGCGAGCTCTGGATCTCGCCCGCGCTCGTGCTCACCGACGGGTGGGACGTCGCGGCGAAGAAGCTCGCCGGGACCGATCGCGCCATCCGCAGCTCGGTGCGGAGGATCGCCTAGCCCGTGTGGGCCTGGTCGCCGCTCGCGCCGGCGGCCGCGGCGCTGCCGGCGCTCGTCGCCCCGGTCGGCCCCGCGGGCGTCGCGACGCTGTGCCTGCTGCCCGAGGACGGCGCGCGCGTCACGTACACCTGGCAGACCGACGTGATCCGCTCCTACTCGGGTCGCGAGCAGCGGCGGGCGGTGCTCGCGCGCCCGCGTCAGCGCTACGAGTTCGAGCTGCTCCTGGACGATGCGCGGTATCGCGAGATCCTGACGCTCCTCGCAGGCTCCGCCGCGGCCGCGCCGACCTTCCTCCTCGGCCTGCCGTACGAGGCGGTGCTCGTCGCCGGCGCGTCGCCGACCACGATCGAGACCCACGGGCTGTCGCTCGCCGATTGGGCCGCGCCGGGTCAGCGCGTGATCGTGCTCGCCGCCGACGGCGCGACCTACGACGAGGCCGTCGTGCAGGCGGTCGGCACCGAGACGCTCGCCGTCGACGCGGACGTGACCACCGTGGCCGCGCCCGGCGCGCTCGTGATGCCCGGCGTGCCGGTGCTGCTCGAGGCGGAGCAGTCGCTCGATCGACACCCCGTCGAGCTCGGCCGTTGGCGCCTCGCCGCACGCGGCACGCGCGTCGCCTACGCGGGGGGCGCCGTCGGCGTCGGGGCCACGGTGGAGACGTTCGACGGGTTGCCGATCTGGAGCGCGGGCAACGCGCTCGACGTCGCGGCGCAGCCCGCGCTGACCGGGGCCGCGCTCGTCGATCTGGGCGGGGCGCTCACGTCGCGCGGGGTGCTCGCGGTGCCGGAATGGGGGCGCGCGCTGCGGATCGAGCGCGGCAACGATCGCGGGGGCTGGCAGTGGCTTAAGGCGTTCCTCCACGCGATCCGAGGGGCGCAGCACCGGTTCCTCGCGCCGACGTACCGCCCCGACTTGGTCGCCGTCGGCGACGCCAGTTCCGGCACCCTCAGCGTCGAGCCGGGCTACCTCGCGAGCTGGTACCCGTCGCTCGCGCACCGGCGGATCGCGCTGCGGCTGGCCGGCGGAGGGACCGCGTATCGCCGCGTGCTCGCGGTCGCCGCGGCGGGCGCCGTCGAGGAGCTCGCGCTCGACGCCCCGGTGAGCGGTGCGATCGAGCGCGTCGAGTACCTCGAGCAGGTACGCCTCGAGGGCGACGATGTTTCGGTCGCGTGGACCGGCGACGGGTTCGCCGCCGAGCTCACCGCGCGCGTGGTGCAGCAGTGAGATCAGGGCGTGTAATCGGTGCACACCGCGAAGTGGACGTTGATCACGCCCCCCTCCGAGATCGGTACGCAGCATCCCTCGACGCCGTCGACGACCGCGCGCGTCGCGCTGGTGCAGAACTCGCGGCGGTATCCGTCGACGAGCGTCCCGTCGCAGAACGGGACGAGCTCGGGATCCCGGTGGTATCCGGGCGGCGGGGCCGCGCACGCGATCTCGCACCGGCCGGGATCGGTGAACTGGCCCCACGCCGGATCGCAGTCCACGAGATCGTGCAGCGCCGGATCCGTGAGCGGGTCGCGTTCGCAAGCCGAAATCAGAGCCGAAAGCAGAAACCACATCACAACAACCGGGATCTTGCGCATGCGCGGTATGGTACGCGCTTTGCCGCTCGGCGCCAGGGGGTAGACGAATGACGTTCGACGCCGACGAGACTTCCGTCGAGGACAGCCTCGTGCGTGAGCTGTACGAGCTCGTGATCGCCGGGGCGACCTACCGGCTCACCTCCGCCGAGGAGGACGTCGTCCACGGCGGGCTGATCTACGGCGCGGCCCCGGTGAGCCGCGGCAACGCGATCGCCGGGGACATCGGCAGCGCGCGCGAGCTCGTGGTGACGATCGCTGCGGATCACGGCGTGGTGACGGCGCTCCTCGAGGACGGCATCCCGCCGCGGGCGACGCAGCTCACGATCACCGCGCTCCAGGTGCGCAGCGGCGAGACGTTGCGCCTCTACCGGGGCCCGATCATGGGGATCACGATCGACGGTGGCGAGCCCGGCGAGCCGACGCTGGCGCGGCTGCGGGTTCCGTCGGCGCTCGAGCAGACGTTCACGATGCGGTTGCCGATCGCGGTCGCAAGCACGACGTGCAACCACGCGCTCTACGACGCGGGGTGTGGCGTGGCCCGCGCGAGCACGCACCGGATCACCGCCACCGTCGTGAGCTTCGTCGGCGCGGCGCTCACGATCAGCAGCGTCGGCGGCAAGCCCGACGCGTGGTTCGCCGGTGGCGAGGTCGTGCACGTCGCGACGGAGGAGCGCCGCACGATCCTCAGCGCGAGCGGCACCACGCTCACGCTCGATGTCCCGTTTCCTTCGCTCAGCAGCGGCGCGGCGCTCGAGGTGTGGCGCGGCTGCGCGCACGACGTGATCACGTGCCGCGACGAGTTCTCGAACGTCGCGCGCTTCGGCGGACACCCCGATCTGCCGTCGACCAACCCGACTTCGCCGACGGGGCTCGGCGTGATCGTGCAGGCGTAAGATGCACCCGTTGATCTGGCAGGCTGGCGCGTGGGCCGGCGTCTTCGCGATCTCGCGTATCGCCGACTGGCTCTACGGCGGTCGCCAGCGCACCACGCCGCCGCGTCCGCAGGCCTTCGACGTGGCGCGCACCGAGGCGGGCACTTCGATTCCGCTCGTCTACGGTTGCTGTCGCGTCGACTCGCCGGTGCTGATCTGGTTCGGCAACCAGCTCACCGAGGCCGCGCCGCTGCCGTCGGGTGGATTCACGTACGGTATCGATCTCCTGTTCTGCGTCGGACTCTCGATCCCGAGTTGGATGGGGTTTACGCGGCTCGGTGGCATCTGGTGGGGCGACTACTACGAGGCGACGGAGACGTCGTTGGGGCTGGGCGGGCTTTCCTCCGGTGACGTTGTCCCGGTCGGCAACGATCAGCTCTTCGGCGGCCCGGGCCAGGGCGGCGGGCTGGGGTTGCGGGTGCAGTTCTTCGACGGCAAGCAGACGGGGCTCGGCTCCGCGAACGACGGGCTCCCCGGCGCGTTCGCGGCGGCGAACGTCGACGCCTCGCTCACGCCGCAGTTCCTCGGCCAGCTCTTGGTGTGCGTGCGCGGCACGCGCGGAGGGCTCGCGACGGAGCACAACCTCGGACTCGGGATCGGCGAGAGCCCGCGCGTGCCGCAGGTCTCGTTCGAGCTTCGCGTCGGCGCGCGACTCAACGACGACATCTTCGGCGCGAACCCCGCCAAGGTCGTGCGCGATATCCTGACGAACCCGAGTTGGCGACTCGCGATCTCCGAGGAGCAACTCGACCTCACGAGCTTCGACGCCGCGGCGGCAACCCTCGACGCCGAGGGCCACGGCTACTCGTGCGCCATCGTGCAGGAGACCGACGCGCGCACGGTGCTCAAGGAGATCATGGATCAGATCGACGGCGTGCTCGTCGAGAACCCGCGCACGGGGCTGCTCGAGCTGCGCCTCGTGCGCGACGACTACGATCGCGGCGCGGTGCCGGTGATCAACGAGCACAACGCGCGCGCGACGCCGCAGATGCAGCGCAACCTCTGGGGCGACACCGTCAACGAGGTGGTCGTGACGTATCGCGATCACGCGCGCTCGTATAAGCAGCACGCGGCGCGCGCGCAGAAGCAGGCCAGCATCTCCGCGGCCGAGAACGCACGTCGGCAGTCGGTGACGATCGACTTCCCCGGCGTCACGACGAAGCGGATCGCCGAGCAGATCGCCGCGCGCGAGCTCGCCGCGCTCGGACGGCCGGTGTGGATCGGGTCGGTCGTCGTCGATCGATCGTTCCACCGCGTGCTCCCCGGCGACGTCGTGCGCGTGCAGTGGACGCGCCCCAAGATCGACGCGTACTGCCGCGTGACCGCCGTCGACCTCGGCCAGCTCGCGGACGGCGCGATCACGCTCCAGCTCGTCGAGGACGCGTACGGGGTGACGGCGGGGGCGTTCCCGGTGCCGCCGACGCCGGTGCCGATCCACCTGCTCCGCCCCGTGCGCGAGCGCGGTCTCGACGAGGCGCCGTGGTACCTCGCGTGGCTCCTCTTCTCGCAGGGTGGGCTGCCGTCGCTCACCGAGCAGCGCCTGCTCGGGTGGGCGCTCCTCGAGAGCACCGGCGCCACGGCGTGGCGCGTCCAGTCCGACGCCGGCGGCGCGACCGGCCTGCTCGTGGGCGCCGTCCTCAACGACGTGCCGGGCTACGCGCAGCCCGGCAACGCGCGGCTCGCCGTCGCGTACCCGCGCACCGCCGAGCCGTACGACACCGGCGTCGGGATCGTCGTCGACAACGTGCAGGGCCGGATCCCGGGCAGCGGGAGCATCGGGGATCCGATCCCGACCGACAACGCGATCGCCAACGGGCGGCACCTCGCGCTGCTCGGGCGCGAGGTGATCGCGTACAAGTCGACGACGCCCACCTTCGGCGGGCTGCGGCTCAACGACGTGTGGCGCGGGCTCCTCGACACCGCGCCGGTCGATCACGCCGTGGGCGAGCGCCTGGTGCTGCTCAGCACGCGATACCTCGGGCGCCGACCGTGGCCGGTGGGCCAGTGGGTGCGAGGCTACACGCGCCCGAGCGACGGGCCGCTCGTCGGCGCGCACGGGATCGACGCGAG